ACAATAGCTCCTCTTCAGCAATCCCTTATTACCGAGCTTTATCGGGAAACTTATAACAAATCCTATTTTGAAAACGAAGGACGACCTGATGTAATTCTGAAACAGTCGATGGATATTACAAAAGGAATCATGCCCATTCAGAGAGAAGGCCGAAGAAGAATAGCTCAATCTTGGTATAAGTCTTTCGGCGGGCCGAGAAAGGCCAGACTCCCCGTTCTGCTCGATCCCGGAATGGATATTGAATTATTGTCAGAAGCTCGCAGGGATATGGACTTTCGGGAGATGGAAAAGAGTTTGAGGGAGAGGATTCTCGGAGCATTTGGAGTTCCCCCGGTTCTTGCAAACGTGTATGATGCGGTTAATTATGCGACTGCAAAGGAACAGGTTAGGATATTTTGGAAGGTAACCCTTCCTCCAAAATGTGGTCGTATAGCGAATACGATTACAAGAACAATCCTTAAACCATATGACAAAGACCTTTGGTGTCGATTCGATATGAGTGACATATCGGCATTGGAGGAAACTGTGAAAGAGCGTGAGGAGAGACTTTCCCGAATGCTTGAAAGGGGAGGAATCACTCTTGGGGAATATCGTCATAGAATGGGATTCAAGGTTGATACCAATGATGAATACAAAGATAAAAGGGTTATCAGTGCAAATCTTACTCCAATAGATGAGTTCTTTATGTCTATGCCGGAAGAAGAGGGAATT